AGACTACAAAAAACCAATGAATAAGGAACTAAACTTTTATGACTCTGCTACTTCTCTTAGTATCATTGACCGTGGTATTACTTCGGCTACTTGCATAACCTACGGCGTTAGGCAGGACAATGGCAAACACTACTATCCTTACTATGATAGCGATAGCAAGATGGTCGCTATTAAAACTAGGATTGTGGAAAACAAATCCTTTAGTGTTGCTGGTGATTTCAAAGATGCCACACTATTTGGACAGAATCTATTTACCAAATCTGGGCGCTATCTTACTATCTGCGAGGGTGAATTAGACGCTCTGGCAGCTTATCAGATGCAAGGTAGCAAATACCCTTGTGTCAGTATCCGCAGTGGTGCTAGTGGCGCTCTAAAGGACTGCAAAGCACAATACGAATGGATTGATTCGTTCGAGAGTATCGTCCTAGCGTTTGATGCCGATGAACCCGGTCAAAAAGCAGCTCAAGCAGTCGCTGAGTTATTCGGTGGCAAAGTTAAAATCATGAAACACAAGACAGGATACAAAGATGCGTGTGATTATCTTGAGAATAACGCTAGTAAAGAATTTGTTGATACTTGGTGGGCTGCTGAATCTTACATACCTGATGGAATTATTCAAGGTAACACCCTCTGGGAATTGGTATCGTCTCCTATTGAGAAAGCTGATTGTGACTATCCGTATGACGGCGTTAATAAACTCACATACGGCATTCGCAAAGGGGAACTTGTCATGGTCACAGCAGGCTCTGGTCTTGGCAAATCTCAGTTTTTACGAGAAATCGTTTGGCATATCCTTAACAAGACTAGTGACAATGTCGGACTTATGTTTCTTGAAGAGGGAGTCCGCAAGACTGCTAGGTCGCTTATGTCTTTGGCGGTAAATAAACCAATTCACTTACCTGATGTTGAAGTTACTTCTGAGGAGTTAAAAGATGCATTTGATAGAACTTTGGGAACTGACCGCTTGTATTTGTTTGACCATTTTGGGAGCACTTCTTTGGAAAATATTGTCAACAGAGTGCGCTACATGGCTAAGGGTCTTGGCTGTGGTTATGTCTTTCTTGACCATATTAGTATTATTGTCAGTGGCGGTGATGTTGGTGATGAACGGAAAGCTCTAGATGCTATTATGACCAAGCTACGCATGATTGTGCAAGAGACTGGTATCAGTTTGATTTGTGTCTCACACCTAAAGCGTAACGAAGGTCGTGGACACGAAGAAGGTGCAGTGACATCCTTGGCACAGTTGCGTGGTTCAGGCGCTATTGCACAGCTCTCAGACATCGTCATTGGTCTTGAGCGAAATGGACAGGCTGAAGACCCGATTGAGCGTAATACCACATCGGTACGAGTGTTAAAGAATCGATTTAGTGGCTACACTGGTAATTGTGGTGCTTTGCTGTATAATGGACAAACCGGAAGAATGTTAGAGATAAAGGACACACTATGAAAGACGACATAATTGACAAAGCCAAGCGCTATGCACAAACCGACGAGTATCATGTCACTCGTAAAATCATCACTGATTTATGCACCGAGATTGATAGACTAAAAGAACTCAATCGTAATGTGTTTAGTAAGATTCAGGACAATCAAGAAATATACAGGAATTCTGAACGCTATCTCTGGCTACGCAGTGCATCGTGGGATGTTGACCCTGAGATTGCAGCACCATCTGTGATTCTGTGCAACGGCGACATGACTAAATGGCAGTGGATGTTAGGTCAAGAGATTGATGATGCAATTGATTCGTATTTGAAAAAGGAGCAAAAATGACTACAAAAACAGTTAAGATAGACAGTTTTATCTGGGTTGCTGAGAATGGCAGTATGGAATATGGATTCTACATTGGTGATGGCGATGACCCTGTTACATTTAAAAGCACATTAAAAGAAGTTGTGCGTCAGACTTTAGAAATGTATTTCGTTGGCGGTTCTATCCATCATGACCACCGTGACGATGTAAAACAATTAATCAAGAGTTTAAAAGCAGCTACTGCATTAGCTGAACACGAACTAGAGAGAATGGGCGATGAGTAAACTACTTAGAATTGGCGACAGGCTTATTAATCCTGAGAATGTTACTTATATCATTGACAGAGAGATTCACTTCAATGATGGTAGTCGCTGGGTTGCAACAGAGCCAGAGATTCAAGAATTGCTGGCAATCATGTTTGAGACACCTAGACCAGAACCAGTTGTTGAAGAACCGATTGTTGCTAAAAAGAAAGTAGTTAAAAAGAAATGAGTCTTGAACACTACATTGTCGGAGCTACTGGCATTGGCTATTTAGTTGTTGGTGTGTTACAATTAAGCAAAGGCAGTATGTCTAATGCATTGATTTGGATAGGTTATGCTGCAGCGCAAATAGGACTCTGGATTAATCTTAAATGAAACTGAACAACGATAATCGATTTGATATTGATTTGGAATATGGACAAATCTTTGAACAAAAGATTGCTGATATATTTCAGAACAGTAAGATTGAAGTTAAGACTGAGCGAGATAAATGGAATTCAACGGGTAATATTGTAATTGAATTTGAGAGTCGTGGACATCCTAGTGGCATTGCTGTAACACAATCAGACTTCTGGTTTCATAATCTAGCATTAAAGGGTGAACTAATAATGACACTCGTGTTTCCGGTGCCTGTCTTAAAACGATATATTGCAGATAATAAACCTAGAGTTGTGCGTGGTGGGGATGATAATACTTCTAAACTATACTTGATTAATCTTGCAGATTTGGTTACAATAATCGAATGAGAATCGTTCTTGATATTGAAACCAATTTATTTCCCGACAAGATTTGGTGTGTCGTTGCTCGTGACATTGATACAAACCAAGTACATATTTGGCAGAACTTTGTTGGGCTGCAGAATTTCTTAGACAGAGCAGAGCAGATTATTGCTCACAATGGAATTTTCTTTGATGTGCCTGTTCTAAAGAACTTATGGAAAATAACGATTGCGGAAGAAAAGATTGTTGACACATTAGTTATGTCTCGCCTATATAATCCGCAATTAGACGGCGGTCACAGTCTGTCTGAGTGGGGTAAGCGTATAGGATTCTTTAAGAGTAGTTTTGAATCTTTTAATGGCGGTCTTACTCAAGAAATGCTTGACTATTGTATTCAAGACACATTAGTAACACAGAAGCTGTATGAACATTTAACCAAGGAGATGTCAAATGATTATTCAAAAGAAAGTATCAAACTCGAACACGAAGTTGCGTTCATCATCGCAGAGCAAGAGCGAAGTGGATTCAGATTCGATGAAGCTAAAGCTCTACAATTACTATCTGTTCTTAAAACTAAGTTGGACGCTATTTGCGTTGAAATGCAGAGCATCTTTCCTGCCAAAGTCACATCTGGTCGCACCCACAAAACAACAGGTAGACCCCTTCCCGACATCGTGGAAGACTTCAATCCCGGAAGTCGCCAGCAAATCGCAGAAAGGCTCATTGAAAAAGGCTGGAAGCCGAAAAAGCGTACCCAGAAAGGTAACATCATCGTTGACGAAACCACGCTCGAAGGCATCGACATCCCAGAAGCGAAAGCCATCGCTGAGTACTTGATGTTACAAAAGCGGATAGCACAGGTTGAAAGCTGGATTGATGCTATTCAAACTGATGGTCGTGTGCATGGACAGGTCATTACTAACGGCGCAGTCACAGGTCGTATGACACACCACAGCCCTAACATGGCGCAGGTTCCCAATAGCGGTAGTCCCTATGGTCCTGATTGCAGAGAACTTTGGACAGTTAAGAAAGGATATAAATTAGTTGGCATTGACGCAAGTGGTTTAGAGTTGCGGATGCTGGCTCATTATATGAAAGACGATGCGTATACTAATGAAGTTGTATCAGGCGACATTCACACAGCAAACCAGAAAGCAGCAGGGCTTGAGACAAGGAACCAAGCTAAGACTTTTATCTATGCATTCCTCTATGGTGCAGGAGCTACCAAGATTGGGTCAATTGTTGGAGGTTCATCGAAAGAAGGACAAGCACTCATTGCTAGTTTTCTACGCAACACGCCGAGGCTTAAACAACTGCGGGAAAAAGTTTCTCGTATCTATGCTCAGAAAGCATGGCTACCGGGTCTTGACGGACGCAAGTTACTCGTTCGCTCGGAGCATTCAGCGCTCAACACGCTATTGCAAGGCGCTGGTGCGATAGCAATGAAACAAGCATTGGTGATATTCAATAAGCGTTTGCGCCAGTCACAGATTGATTATAAGTTCGTAGCCAATGTCCATGATGAGTGGCAAATAGAAGTTGAAGAGAATCGTGCAGACGAAGTAGGTAAACTTGGTGTACAATCAATTACCGATGCTGGTATAATTTTAAATATGCGCTGTCCATTAAGTGGCGAATATCGTGTAGGTAATAACTGGAAAGAGACCCATTAATGGATAAAAATAAAGAAGACATATTAGGGATGACTGTTGTTACCGCTTACAAGAATGGTACTTACAGTTTAGAATCTTCTTTTGACCTTGAAGAGACCTACGAATTATTAAAGGATGCTTTACTTGATATTGAGGATGGTACACTGGAAGCCAGTATTGATTACTCAACACAGACATTACAGTAACTATTTCATATAATGAAATCATATAGTTGTAAGTTGTTGTATAATAGCAGTTGCAGTATTTCTAAAACCAGTTGTAGATAAGGAGAGTATTATGGAAATGAAACCAGTAAAAATTCAAGCAGAAGTTCAATGGGCTTTCTTTGACCGTGTTAACGAAATGAGTGGTAAGTTCCAATGCGACTTAGCTAATCTATCAGACAACGCTGTCAAGGCGCTAGAGGCTATCGGTCTTGCACCACGAAAGCGTGAGGACAAGCCTGAGAAAGGTTGGTTCTTGACTGTGAAGTCAAACTACGCTATCCAGCCGTACGATAAGTCTGGCAATGAAATCAAGGATACTGTTGGTAATGGTTCTAAAGCAGTTGCACTCATCAAGCCTTACGAGTGGAAGTGGAAGAACAAGAATGGTGTTTCAGCTTCATTAGCAAAGATTGTTATTACTGATTTAGTTAAGTACAGCGCCGATGGCGTTACTGCTGACGAAAACATGGATGATGACATTCTGTGATAACAGCACTGATTGACGCTGATTCGTTAATCTATGCAGTAGGCTTCTCTAGCAATGATGTAGAGGAGCCTATTGCAATTTCACGACTTGAGCAGACAATGGTTGAGTTGTGTATGGATTTAGATTGTGAAGACTATAAAGGATTTCTGACCGGTAAAGGCAACTTTCGAGATGAATTAGCCGTTACTGCGCCCTACAAAGGACAACGCATATCAGAGAAACCTGTGCATTTTCAAGCACTTAGATGTCATTTAGTTACATCGTGGGGTTTCACTGTCGTCAAAGGAATTGAAGCCGACGACGCAGTTGGCATTGCTGCTTATGCAGTGCCTGAAGACGAAACCATCATGGTTCATATTGATAAAGATTTAAACCAGTTTAGAGGTTGGCATTACAACTATCGCAAACAACAAAAATATTATGTCTCAGAATTTGAAGGCTTGGTAGCTTTCTATACACAGATACTGACTGGCGATAGGATTGATAACATCATTGGATTAAAAGGCATTGGTCCTGTTAAGGCAAAGAAGATACTAGCAGACTGTACCAATGAAAAAGAACTCTACAGCGCTGTCTTAAAAGCGTATGACGGCGATGAAAAGCGTGTCTTAGAAAATGGACAATTATTGTGGTTACAACGAAAGGAAAATGAACTGTGGCAGTTACCCCAGATATAATTCAAATCTCATGGATTGATGCTGTTGCTGACTCCGGATGGGAAGAGAAAGTTAAAGCAGAGATTCACCAGTGCATTACTGTTGGGTTTCTAGTCCATGAAACCGATGAAGCAATCTGCATTGCGTCTACATGGTCGGACACCGAAACCAATGCTCGGATGCACATTCCCAAAGCATGGATTAAAGATAGAAAGGTATTAAATGAAGCCACAGTCAGCGAAAGCAAAGGGACGAAACCTGCAAAAGTGGGTAGTAAAAGAGTTGTTAAAAAGATATCCGCAACTAAGCGAACTCGATTTACGCAGTTGTCCGATGGGCAGTCACGGTGAAGACATTGTGATGTCTCAGTTTGCTAAAGATGAAATTCCAGCATCAATTGAATGTAAATCGTTAGCAAAGGTGGCAGTGTATAAATATTATGAACAAGCGCAGTCGCATGGTAATTATGAACCAATTGTAATTATCAAACAGAATGGCAGTAAACCTTTAGCAGTAATTGACGCAGAAGTTTTATTTAATTTAATGGCAAGATAGAAAGGAAATACAATGAGTGATTTAACCAATACTTATCGATTTAGCTTTGAGTCTGAGTACGATGACGAAGGCACACAATATGGTTATCCAAAAGAGAAATCTATGGAGATGACGGTGTCTCACTCGTCGGATACAGAATGGACTTCGGTGATGCTTGACTTTGCAGACTTTCTAAGTGGTATTTATGGCTATGATGTAAAAAACAAACTTCGGTTTATTAGCAATCATGGATATATGTTATCACGAGCAGCAGAGTATAGTATTGAAAATCCTGATACTCAGCAAGAACTCGACTTTGAGAAGTCTGATGAAGATAAGGAATGGTCTTGAAAATCCTACTGCTTGATATTGAGTCAAGTCCTAACACAGCTCATGTGTGGGGTCTTTGGCAACAGAATGTCAGTATCAATCAGTTAATGGAGTCTTCTTATGTCCTGTGCTACGCAGCAAAGTGGCTAGGACAGAAAGATGTACTGTTTGATTCTGTACATCAATCAAGACCAAAGACAATGCTGAAAGGAATTCATGCCCTTCTTAACGATGCAGATGCTGTGGTTCATTATAATGGTACTAAGTTTGATATTCCTACACTTAACAAAGAATTCTTACTACATCATTTTAATCCACCATCGCCTTATAAACAAATTGACCTACTGCGTGTTGTTCGTAGCAACTTTAGGTTTCCTAGTAACAAGCTGGACTATGTAGCACAACGCTTAGGATTAGGAAAGAAACACGAACACGAAGGACACGAGTTGTGGGTCAAGTGCATGAACGGAGATAAAGATGCTTGGAAGCGCATGGAGAAGTACAATATACAAGATGTCGTTTTACTTGAGTCGTTGTATGGCACTCTTCTTCCTTGGATTAAGTCTCATCCTAATCACAATCTCTTCTTGGATGGACACCGTTGCCCTAATTGTGCTTCGACGAATCTGCAAAAACGAGGAAGTGCTATCTCTACTACAGGAGCATATCAACGCTATCAATGTCGGGATTGCGGAACATGGTCGCAAGGAACAAAGTCTATTAAAAAATCAGCGGAGGTGAAATATTATGGATGATAGTCCAGTCGCAATGCCAACACCGTTTGGCTACATTCAGCCACAAACACTAGGGCAAGTCATTGAAAAATATCAACAAGGAATGGAAGACCCCGGCGATGTTCTTGCTAGGCAGGTTGGCGGTAGCCACTACAAGAAAGCTCACCAGCCTTGGGAAATCATTGAAGAATGGGGTCTTGACTATTGGGCTGGAAATGTGGTAAAATACATCCTTCGCTATAAATTTAAGAATGGAGTTGAAGACCTAGAGAAAGCCAAACACTACTTAGAGTACCTTATTAAGAAAGAGAAAGATGCCATTACTGCTTCACGAAATTAAAGAGCGTCTTAAAGAGTTGGACGAAATCACATTGCTAGAATTGCTGGATATTAGCAGTGAAGAAATCGTCCAAATGTTTTCTGATAAGATTGAAGAATATGCCGATAAACTAGAACAGGAAGTTAAATAAGAATGACACAATACACAATGAGTCCCTACAATACCTTTATTGCTAAATCACGATACAGCCGCTATCTTGACGATAAAGGTCGCAGAGAACACTGGAATGAAACTGTAGCACGATATTTTGATTTCATGACGGAGCATTTAAAGAAGAAACAGAACTATACCTTATCACCTGAATTACGCAAAGAATTAGAAACTGCTGTTGTTAATCTTGAAGTGGTTCCATCTATGAGAGCCGTGATGACAGCAGGACCAGCACTAGAGCGTCAGAATGTTGCCGCTTTTAACTGTTCATATTTACCAATCGACGACCCAAAAGCCTTTGACGAAGCAATGTATATTCTTCTCTGTGGCACTGGTGTCGGTTTCTCTGTGGAGCAACAATATGTTTCTAAATTACCTGAAGTTCCGGAGCAGTTGTTTGCTAGTCAAACTACTATTGTGGTGTCGGATTCTAAAGAAGGATGGGCTAAATCACTTAGACAGCTCATTGCTTTATTATATTCTGGTGAAGTGCCAAGGTATGACTTATCCAAAGTTAGACTTGCCGGAGCTAGACTCAAAGTATTCGGAGGTCGTGCTTCTGGACCCGGACCTTTGGAAGAACTTTTTAAGTTCACTATTGCCAAGTTTAGAGGGGCGGTTGGTCGTCGTTTGTCGTCCATTGAGTGTCATGATATTCTGTGCAAAATCGGGGAAGTTGTTGTTGTGGGTGGAGTCAGACGCAGTGCAATGATTTCCTTGTCTGATTTGTCCGACGACAAGATGGCACACGCTAAAGCAGGTAACTGGTGGGATGGTCAAGGACAACGAGCCTTAGCCAATAACTCTGCCACCTATGCCGAAACACCTAGTATCGGTCAGTTTATGCGTGAATGGACAAGTATTTATGAATCACACTCTGGTGAGCGAGGAATATTTAATCGTGAAGCATCTCAGAAACAGGCAGCAAAGAATGGTCGCAGAGACGAAACCTATGCTTTTGGCACTAATCCCTGTAGCGAAATCATTCTTCGTCCTTATCAGTTTTGTAATCTTTCCAGTTGTATTGTGCGTAGCTACGATACTGTATCTACCTTGGAGAATAAGATTCGCTTGGCAACGATTCTTGGCACATTCCAAGCATCGCTAACAGAGTTTCCTTATCTGCGTAAGATTTGGGAAAAGAACACCAAGGAAGAGGCGTTATTGGGTGTCTCCATGACTGGTATCTGTGACAATAAATTACTGAATAATCCTGATGATGAGGACTTACCTGCACGATTGGAGAGACTACGAGATGTGGCTATCACTACTAATATTGAATTTGCTGCAGCTATTGGTATTAATCAGTCTGTGGCGGTTACTGCTATCAAACCAGAAGGAACCGTTTCTCAGCTTTGCAGTACTGCTTCTGGGATTCATCCTCAGCATAGCAAGTATTACATACGGCGTGTTCGGGCTGATAACAAAGACCCATTAACACAGTTTATGCTCTCCTCTGGCTTTGTCGGTGAGCCTTGCTATTTGAAACCAGACTCTACTACTGTCTTTAGCTTTCCAGTTAAGGTAGACGAGGGCGGTCTGTTGCGTGAGGATTTGACAGCTATTCAGCACTTACGCCTGTGGCTACTGTTCCAGCGACACTACTGTGAGCATAAGCCATCTGTTACCATTTCAGTGCGTGAAGACGAATGGATGGATGTCGGTGCGTGGGTGTTTAGACACTTTGATGAAGTGACTGGAGTGTCTTTCCTACCGATGGATGGTGGCACTTACAAGCAAGCACCTTATGAAGAGTGTGATGAAGAGACTTACAACAAGTTAAAAGCCTTAGTTCCCAATGCCGTAGACTGGGAGAACTTTAAAGAGTATGACGATAATGTTGAAGGCGCTCAGACTTTGAGCTGTACTGCAGGAGGCTGTGAGATTTAACCCCTAAGTGTGTCTTTATAGCCCCGCTTCGGCGGGGGTTTTTTTTCTGATAATGTACAAATTGTCAGTAAATCTTAATAAATACCGACATTGTGTTACACGAAATTCCTAGTACCAGCCTTATCGATAATCAAGGCTTGTCTTCTGGGCTTGTCAGAAGTAGCGTTAGGAACGCTTATATGCGTCCAAGAGCCGAATTCTTCGATGATTTGGTCATACCCTATATTAGCTGAAATGCACTCCTCTACGACCTGTTTAGGGGTCATGCCGGGGACTCTTATATCGGCTGCACAACCTATCCTATGTTGGCTAGTGTCCTTGCTACCGACAGAGTCATTGACTGGTTTAGACCTAAAGCCAGAATTAATCATTATTGGCTTGTTTAGGAGGGTTCTGACTTGCTCTAGCAAGGCTGCCAGTCTAGTTAAGTTAGCAACCTCACTGGCGTTAGGGGTGTTATCTAGGTTCTTACGCTCTGCTACTTCAGAGTGGGTTAGTTCTTCTAGGGTGAAATTAGGGCTTAGGTTCATCTTGCACCTTTTCTAAGATTATCAATAGCGGGAATAATTTGTAAGTTTTCCACATGGTGCTGTCCTCCTTTGACAAGCGGGACAACATGGTCAACATGAAACTTTTCCCCCAATGACATTGCTGTATAAAAATCTCTTAAAGCATACACTTGCATTATGTCAGAATTTACTAACCCGTTAATTTTAGCTCTACGCATAGCGTTATCAGAATTTACACGAACTTTGTTAGTAGTTCTATCTTTTTTCTTCCAAGAAGATACTTTATCTGGATTATTTGTTCTATACTCATTGTTGCGTTGTAGTTTCTTTTTATAGTTTCGTTTAACACTATCTGCTACAAGTTTCTTAAAATGAGCTGGATTTTTAGCATAAGCCAATCTTCGATATTCTGCTGTACAACTTTTACATTTAGACTGACAACCACTTGGTACTCTTTTGTCAGGACTGAAACACTCCAACAATTTTATTTGTTTACAATGGGAACATTGTTTACTTTGTATCATTTGCTTTTGTTTTTATTTCTGCTATCTTTTCTAAACTGCGTGAACCAAAATAAGCGCCAAATACTAACATTCCCCAATTTCCAAGTAGTTGTACATACGACTCATTAGCATTATACCCAAAAGCAGACATCATTGCAAACATAAAGTAACCAGTAAAAATTGCTATTAAACTTAATGGTCTTATATTTTTAGATAACCAAGAGTCAGACGCCATATCAGAAGTCCATCTTTTGCTAATCTCTTGTGCCTCTATATTATCAGCTTGTAACTCAGCTAGTTTACCTTCCTGTTGCATCTGTAAGAGTTCTTTCTGAGCCTTTGCTTTAGCTTCAGGGTCAGGAATGAATTTATCTAGGACTTTCATCCCAACATCAAATAGCGCCATTAACGGTAACATTATTGTTTATACCCCCAAGTTAGATACCAAGCAATGACCGCAGCCACTGCATAGCACATGAACATTGCTCTACGAACCTTTGCCAAATCTTGTTTAAACTCTCGATTAAGTTCATTATCTTGTTTCTCTATCTTTTGTTTAATGGATTCGATTTCACTCCAGCGTTTAGCGCCGTGCTTTCTTATGAAATCAGCTTTGACTTTAGCTTCTTCGATGCGGATGGTTTCTTGGCGTTGCCATTCCATCATTGCTCGT